AAGTTTGAAGCTAAACAGGAGTTGTTTTAATGATTGGTTCTGGCTCAACTGTTGATCCGTATAACAGTTATTGTTCTCTTACGAGTTACACCAAAGATTTTATGATTGTTCCAACTATTGTTGGTTGGAAATATATCCCAAGAACAGAATTTAAAGATGACAAAAAAAGACAAAATTGAAGCTGCTCAGAAACGAATCGAGGAGCTAAGAAAACTTATCTCGGAGTGGACTAAACGATGACTAAAAAAAACAATTTGCCTAACGTATGGAATAAGGCTGGGTATTCTGAAAGTAATGGCACAATACGTTGGAATAGTTCTAACGAAAAAATGTATGTACTAAAAGCTAGAAAAGGTTGTCTTCCTGTTTGGGAAGAAATTGACCCATTTGAAGATCTAGAAGAAAGGAAAGTAAAAAAATGAGATATATACTTGATGTCTCAGGTAGAGATTTAGAACTTATTAAGGCTTCAATCGTTAATTTTGAAAGGTCATTGGAAATGTCATCTCAAGGAGATTTTGAACATCTGATCGAAGAACTTAATGACACTTATTTAAGTTTGAAAAGACAGAAAAGCAAACAATTAAAGGCAAAACTAAAAAGAAAGTGGGGTGTACTATCATGAAATCTTTTTATAAGGAACTTGAAGAAAAAAGAGAGTTTTTTATTACAGAATTAAATAATAAATATGCAGCCTTGGAATGGGCATGGTTTCAAAGAGAGATAACTGATGAAGAATATAAACTTAGATCTAAAGATTTAGATACAAGGATTGAACAACTTGAAAGATAATATAATTTGATATATAGTTATATAAGTATCTATATATAAATGTCAAAGCCAGCTAAGTTTGATAAAGGTAGAAAATTATCAAAAGTAGAATATGAAGCTGCTCTAAAATTTGCAGTATTTAAAGGTAGATGTCAAAACGAATCATTATTAAAAAGATTGAAAAAAGAGGCAAAGAAGAAATTTAATGTGTATCCGTCAGCCTATGCTAATGCCTGGATAAAAAAAGAATATAAAAAAAGAGGTGGAATGTTCAAAGGAGAAAATCCAAAAATAAGAAACTATAAAAATAAAAAACAAACAAATATAGTCGTAAATGATGAGGGTAAAATTACAGAAATGACTCAAACAACAGGTATACAAGGGGAGTCAACTCTTACTTTACCTTCTGGTCAAACTGTTTCAATGGAGCAAAATATAGCATTTAAAGAAGGACAATCAGCAGGACAATTATTCTTTAATACACAAGATTCAAATCTTTATACTATCGAACAAGAAACTAATGAAAGAAAAATAGTTGAACGTAGAGGTGATGCAAAAGAAGGAGATCTATGGATCAATCCAAACACAGGTAACCTACATATGAAGGTTGGTAATAAATGGGTAACTGTTAATAATCCAAATGAATTACCTAAAATTAATAATCAAAAACGAAGAAAAGATTTAAGTGCTGCTTTTGCTGAAAAACTTAAAAAAGAACAAATAGAAGAAAAAGTTATAAAAAAAGTTGAAAAAGCTAAAATTACAAGAGGGCAATTCCTATATAAATATAAGTCCCCACAGAACTTTTATTCTTGGCAAGACCTAGCAAGAGAACACATCAATTGTTCATATAGAAATCAACAATATATATACAATTCGCCAGCTTACTATTTAAAAGATGATCTATGTAATTCTCTAATAAATACTAATATCGATAATTTAAAATTATCTGAAAGACCTAATATAGTTAATCCTAGTTTCTTTTTATTGAATTCTAATAATATTAATCGGATTAAATATTCTTTTATTGAGTGTCATAAATGGTCACTAAAAGGTAGCAAGTTAGATGAAGAACCAGAAAGCTTTTCACAAATACATGATGTATATGTGAACTTTGTGATAGATCCTGATAAAATTCTTTATTTTGCATTTAGCTGGAAAGATCTAAAAATACCAAAATTTTCAGAGATGAATAAACTTCGTAAAGATCCATATTCTGAAGAAGAGATAAGATGTTTTAAAGATCAATTTCATACAGTTGTTAATTTACTTCTGTTAATGAATCAACAACCAGACATAATTACAGAAGAATATATACCTTCAAAAGTAATTGATATACAGAAAAAATATAAAGTTCAATCTCCCATCAAACCAAGTGCAATATGTTGGGTAGGAAAAGATTTTACACGCAGAGTTATAAAATTAAAACCAAAGATGAATGAAGAAGATTTTGTTATATCAGGAAATACTAGAAAAATACGACCTCATTGGAGAAGAGGTCATTGGCATACTGTTTTAAAAGGCAAAAATCGAAAAGAACGTAAAATGAGATGGTATCAACCTGTTTTTGTTATGAGTAATGCAGCATGAATGAAATAACTATAAGGGTAATTGGAATCCCTGCTCCTCAAGGATCTAAGACATTAACAAGATATGGTGCGATGATCGAAGCATCTAAGAAGGTAAAGCCTTGGAGAAATGATGTTAAGGAAGCTGCACTCGAATGTTATTCAAGTGGTGCATTAAATATGCCAGTAAAGGCAAATATAGAATTTATTTTTCCAAGACCTAAATCACATTTCGGATCAGGAAAGAATGCAGAAGTATTAAAGGCTTCATCTCCTAAACATTGTGTCAGTAGAGGTAATGGAGATATTGATAAGTTGGCAAGATCCACTTTGGATGGATTGTCTGTTAGTGCGGGAGGAAGTGTATTGGAAGATGATTCTCTTGTTGTTGAACTTAATACAAAGAAAAGATATGTGAATAAAGATGAATTGCCTGGTGCATATATTGCAATATCTTCTATTTGTGATTAGTATACTAATAGTATACTAATACTAATTAAACATGACTGCCAAAAAATCTACAGCAGATTCTCCAAAGACTCTTGCTGAAGCTCTTGCAATCTTTCAATCTCAAGTTAAATCTGCCGATAGGACAGGTTTAGCAAAAGAAACTAGAAAAGATAAGAAAACCAATAAATCTGTAACTACCGAACGCAAGTATTCAACTCTTGAAGATGTTCTTAAGGCATTACAACCAGCTACAGAACTTGGTATTTCTCATACACAAACTTTTGATTATTTACCTCTTGAAGATGGCAAAGTACTTACAATTTGTATTACGACTTTGTATTTCAAAGAGGAAAAATTAGAAAGCAAGTTACCTTTGAAAGAACTTAGAGGTTATAACATCATGCATGATCTTGGTATTGCAATTACATATACAAGAAGATATGCATTAGGTGCAGCTTATGGAATAGGATCTGAAGTTGATGACGATGCTATGTCATTGACTCAACCTCCCGCTGATAAAACAGGAATTTCAAGAACTCCTAGCAAACCAAATGAACGACCTGAACCTGTTGAATCTATAAAAGATAAAGACTATGGTAAACCTATAGCACAACCTGCTTTAGAAGCTGTCGTATCAAAGATTATGGGTTTATCTGAAAAGTATCCCAATAAGAAAGATGAAGTCCTCGACAAGTACAAATCTAAGTTTGGGATTACATCTGAAAAGATTGGCCCTGCTGACATAAGAACTGCGGAACAAGGTCAATTCCTTACACTTCTAATAAATGAAATTGATTCAACTCTATGACTCAGGAAGAAGCGGAATTTGCAGGAAAACAAGTTCTAGATCAACTTCACGAACGCAAGCTAGATCGCCATAAGGATTACAACAGAAACATCTTTACTGTTCGTACTGATGATCAACTTGCAGAAAAAATAAGAACATATTGCAAAGACAATGATGTTCCTCCCAATCAATTAATCAAAACTGTTCTTCAAAATTATTTCAATGACTAATTCTCAATTCAATCCAGCTCTACCTCTTCCTATTAAATGGTCTATAGGATCAGATAAATTCGATCCAGAAAAAGAAGTGTTGAGTCTCACAATACCAGTTGATTCTGTTACACATTTAATAGATCATTTAAAGAACCTTGTTAATACAAAAGCAAAACAAGGAGAAGTATATGATTTCAACAAAAAAGAAAAAGTTAAAACTCAATGTATACAAATCTACAGTAAAGCGATGGAAGG